GGATCACCATAAAAAATTAGTGCATTTGATTCATATTGTTTACGAACCTTCTTAAATAATTTTGGACTTTTTACATCTAAGAAAATTTCACCTTTTGCAGCATTACGAAGGGTATCTAAATCCTTAGTCTTGAATTTTTCAGTCAGTGCCATTGTCCGTTTTGATTACCTGTATATTATAAGGTGTTGTGATTATGTAGTCAAGTAGGTTCCTATCGCCGCTGCTCCTGAACCTACCAAAGGGGAGCACCGCAGTTGATTTCTCAACTCATATATTATACTACCTCTGATGCCCTCTGTCAAATGGTGCCCAATGCTGCCAATTGTATTTGTGGACTGCCCACATTCCTATGATAGGAACGAAGATAAGACACCATGCCAAGAATCCACAACCCCATGGATTGTTTAATACTGTTCCACAAAACCTAGCAAACTGTAACATTACTCTTGTAAAATTGAAAGGATAAAAAGAAATAAACCGATTAAGGAATAAAATACTATGAAGGCAATGACCATGTTTTCCATAGTTCTAAAAAGTAACGATCAACTAGATACAAGTCTTTAGTGGGTGGAATTTCATCAATTTTTTCTGACCATTCTTCACACAATAGTCTCATCCTACATGAAATTTTATTTGGTGTAAACATTCTACCAAATGAAGACATGGCAAACGCATACCGCATCTTAATGCGCTGTTCCATTTCCGTCATATTTGTCACTTTCATAGTAGTTATTTTCACCCTTTCTGTACCCGAAATAAATGGCGGTACATAGAAAGGGTATTGTTCCCCAGAGTAAGACATCTGCTAAAGTCATTTTATATTTTCACCAATTTGGAGATTGTGCGAAAGGTGATTTGTACATTGTACGTTTAAAAATATCAGAGCAAGTATCAATAGTATGTCTTGATCCATAGATACCAACAAAGATATATGATATACCTAACTTAGAACAATACTTTTGCTTTTCCTGACATTTTTCTATGTCAACGGTACTATAATCAATAATAATATCACCCTCCTCAAGTAAAGGTAGTAACTCATCAAGTGTGTCTTCTACCTTTTGCTCTGGAAGTGTAATCTGAAAGATACCAGGAATTTTACCAGCACTAGTATATTTTTTACTATCAGATTTAACTGCTTGGACAAGATACTCTAGTGAAGTTACACATCCACTAATATATCCTGCTTCATATTGTCCACAGGCATTCTCATAGTTACTACTATAACCCCAAACTTCAATTCCATTTTCGATCATACGACGGGACATACCTTCACCAGTACGACCTAAACCAATCATTCCAACTTTCATACTATTCTCCTATAATTTAATTTGTAACCATGGTAATAGTGGTGGAATAACTCCAATCAATCTGAGAAGGCCCTCAGCAAATAAGCATAAGACAACCCACCCAACACACATGCTGATAATACCTGCGTTTCTATTGTGTCTCCGAATAGCATCGTTAATCATCTCCTGACACTCTTTTTGAGTGACATAATGTTCTGGTTTTATTTCATCTATTCGATGTTCCATTATCTTGTTTAATCATTTTATCAATAGGATCTGGTGCTCCACCAACAATTGCACATGCTCTCTGATAAAAGAAATTATTGGTATTCCCAGATGACTCAAAAGTCTCTTTGACTTTCACCCAGTTATTATAGGTGTGCTCGTCCATGGTTTTTAGATTGAAATACATATTAGCTATAATAGTTACTAATTCGTATCTGTCAACTTATTTTGATTTCCTAATATTACCTAATCTCAAAATCCATTTTACGAACTTTGCGTTGCTTTCTTTGTTCCTGCCATAAGATATCTTCCGTCGAAAGAACTCCTTTTTTATTTTTAGGTTGATAAGAGTTTAACATAACAATATTTGAAAAGTCAACTGCCGAAATCCTATCACCACGAATGGTTGCCATGTTAGGACAACCACAAGAAACTGTCTTACTTGGATGTCCTTCCAATTCCTTTCCACAGGAACGACATCTAATCTTTATATTTTCCATTGTATAATTCTTTATACGTCTTCAGTTTTCAGTTATTTATCATCTAACATATACTCTACTGTATTGGCAACATCATTCATTGCATCTCGCAGTTCCTCACGTTGTCCGGCATGTTGTTCTACTTTCGTAACACCATTTCTAAATTCTTCACAGAGAGTCCATCTCCATTGACTCATACTTTTAGAGTACCAAAGATTAATTTTCATTTGTAGAAAAGTCGTCTACGCGACTATTTAGTTCTCCCATCTTACGAATCAATTGTGTATGTTCATTTTCTATTTCCTCAATACGACTCTGTAGTATCTCAATCATATCATAGATGTTATCACAGTCTGCAATTTTTTGTTCTGACTTTTTCATTTTCTTTTTCATTATTATTCCCTATCTAACGTGATCTGTAAGTACATCGTTCTGGGTTTGCCTTGCACCACTGAAATACATATGCATCGGGATCATTACTCATCTGATAGTGTGCATGGTTATGCAGCATTCCTATCAATATCAAAATCCCAAACAAAGAAATTGATACTTGAGATGCTGGATTTGTAATTACTACCAGTAAATATTTTTTCATTCCGTCTCAGTAAGAGGAGGATTGGGCCATCCTGGTGGGCACATAGGCACACTATAAGGTTCACTCATAATAGAATCAATTGTTTTTTTACTAATCTCTACAGGGTTTATTGCATCACTTTCTCTCCATAGAGATGGCATATCTACAAGCACTTTACCCGCAGTTTCGGCAGGTACAATACTTCTAATACAAAGTGCAGGTGGGGTATAATCCATATACAAAAAAAGGGGATGCCGTCGCACCCCCATTATAACATCTAGATGTCTATGTGTCTACAGTATCAGAAGGAATACTTCAGACCCAATTTGGTTCCATAACCACGGTCGATGTCAGAGTCACCTGAACCGACGAAGGAGACTTCACCATATGCACCCAGTGCGTCAGTCAGTGCAAGACCGAGACCTGCCTTACCAGAAGGAACAGTGTCACTTTCAGCACCATCAGGGGAGACTACAGTAGCTCCTCCTTGAACGTAGTAGGAAGCAGACTCACCCAGTTCACCTTCATAACCTACGTGAAGGTCTGTGGCAGTTCCACCATAATCAGATCCAGTCCAACCAGAATTAGCTTCGACGTTGACATAGGGTCCGGCTAGGGCAGCAGCAGGGGCAAGAGCAACAGCAGCAGCTGCTGCAGCGATAGTCGTTTTGAACATTTGTTTTTTCCTCGTTTTTTTACTTGTGGAATGATTACCCACAGATGTTAAGAACCTCGACTGGTTCTGTTGTAATTTGTTACTTAAGTAACAGAGTATATATACTCATTTTGTTTTTCGGGTATTCGGATAACCCGAAAGCGGAATACCAGAATCGAACTGGTGACGAAAGGTTGGAAACCTTTAGTTTTGCCTCTAAACTAATTCCGCAGATGGGAGATTGCTCTCCCAACACACTTCCTTCACACAAAAGGCAGTATAAGACAAGATTGAGTTCTTGTCAAGTGGGTTTAGTCAGGCTCGAACTGACGACTTGCAGGTTAAAAGCCCGATACTCTACCAACTGAGTTATAAACCCCTGGAGCCAGTGAGACGATTTGAACGCCCGACCTGAGTATTACAAGTACCCTGCTCTACCAACTGAGCTACACTGGCAACTCCCCCGACTGGAATCGAACCAGTAACCCCAAAGTTAACAGCTTCGTGCTCTGCCTGATTGAGCTACAGGGGAATGGCAGGCAAGGAGGGACTCGAACCCCCGACCAACGCATTAGAAGTGCGTGGCTCTATCCATCTGAGCTACTTGCCCTTGCTGACTTTTATATTATAATGCCTTCTGTCCTGTGCGTCAACCCTCTTCTACGACTTCCGTCTCAGACACTTCTGCTACTGGTTCAGGTTCCGGCAATTTGACTCCGGTTGCCTCCAGATACTCAATAGCACCCTGAGTTTTAAACATCAGTTCTCTTGTTCTTGTAGATTCACTATTAATATTTTCCAACTTAGATGCAAGATTATTTCTCTGTTCTAATAATTGCGAAAGGTGATTTTGCTGTTCGTTCATTTCAAATCATTTTTATTTCACATTATTTATAACTAAATAATTCTAAACCAATTGCATCGAAAAATGAAAAAATCACTGCTGTTTTTTAGTATGATGTTTTTGATGGCACCTTCAGCACATGCCGATATTACAAGTAGATTGTCTTCAAGTGTTCAATTAACCGTTGATGCTGCTGCATCACAAGCAACAAGAATTGGAAGTTCATACTCCGTAAGTGGTAGTAATGTTTCAGCAACTCTTGGTGGTCTTACAGCACCTGCAAGTGCTACCTCTGCAGCAACAATGAATGCCGGATCATACACACAAACAACCGATGGTGCAGCAATCACCTTCACAGAGGCATTTACACAAGGTGATGCCGTTAATGTAATCAACTCTGGAACATCAGTTTCTTCAGGTGTTGTAGGTTCTCTCCCTGCTTATGGAGAAGTTACTACAACTGCTGGTGGTGTCGCAGGAACTCTTGCAGGTTCTATTGATTCTGCAGGTACTATCGGACCTCTAACTGCTGGTGGTGCTGGTACAAGTGCAACAGGTCAGTTCGTATCTGAAATTACAGTGAGATAATGAAAGAATCAATTGGATTGGGTTTAATTTTAGGTATTCTACATGGTCTGCTTCAACCAGTAGGGGCAGTTCCAGTTGTTCCCAACTTTACACAAGGATCGCAAACATCTACCACAGAAACAAAAACTAAAGTAAGTGAAACTATAAACTCTATAAATTATAATACAGGATACCAATATAGTGTAACTGGAACCAATGTCCAGATGGATGGTTCTAGTATAACACCAGGAACTAATTCTACATCAAATAATATCGATGGGGTGACTTCATCATGGACGAATTTAAATCTGAACAACAAACCCAACTGGTCGGTAACAAAACCAGGACAGGCATTTCAATTTACAGAAACCTATCAAGGTCCTGGAATTTCAAATCAAACAATTATACAAAGAACAACGGAATTAGACAGCGTTACAACAACTACAAGTATCTTCTCACAGTAATTACATTATTATTTGCTTCTCCTTCTTATGCTGAAACTGTTGGTGGTGTTTCTGCTACTGCTGCTCCTGTTGCTAACTCTTCAGGTTCCGTTACAAACCAGGCTATACAAGTCCTTCAGGGACCTTACATTACAAACACCTACGGTGGAGGTATACAATGTCAAGGTCCCACTCTCAACTTTACACCATATGTAACAGGTGCTGTATCGGCACAGAAACCCTTTGAAGATTTTTATAATGACCCAGTATATGATTTAAGAGACCTTGATGAAGACGGATCTTTAGATAATCCAGGAAATATATTGTATCGAGTTCCAATAAGAACAGGGCAAAAAGATAACTACAGTTTGAGTCTTGGATTTTCTGCTACTTGGTCCAAACCATTAGATACTAAATTACAAGAGCAATGTAAACAAGCAGCAGCAACTCAAATAGAATTACAACAACAATTGATTGCCAATAAAAGATTAGATTTTGAGATTGCCCGACTTAAGAATTGTGGGGAACTTAAGAAACAAGGAATTTATTTTCACCCCAAAAGTCCATATTATTCAGTGTGTGCAGATATTATAGTCACTAATCCAGGTGGTGTAATTCCACAACATAGACATTCTATTCCAGCACCAGTATCAAAGAAAGCAGAAGATCTTGGTGGTGTTATATCAACGACCCCTTAATTTTCTAATTGCTCTCACTGCTTCACTTCTTTCTCTTTGAATTTCTCTTCGTTCATTAATACTTAATACAATTTCTTCTTTACCAAATTTATTAGAAACTTTTTTAATTACCTTTTTCATAACCGGTCTAATAATTTTTAAAAGAAAATTTGCTAATGGTCTAGCAACCAATGCACTGGTTGCCGCAGCAGCAGCAATAACAGTAGTTGATACGACTGCTTCTACTGGAGGTAGGTAATCTACAATATTAATATTTTCTTCTATTATAGAATCTTCCTTTTCTTCAGTTTTAATTATAGGTATTTCAGTTTTAGGTATAGTAGGTGGTTTAATTTGAGGTGTTTTAAAATCTGTCTCTGAAGGTTTGAATGGAGGGACAGGTGCTTTTGATGGTTGAAGATAATCCTCAGCATTAAAGTCTATAGGATTAAACGATGGCAATGACCCATCACAAAAAGTCAATGTTCCATTTGGATCATCTTGAAGAAGAGCAATATTCTTTGGATTGTTCTCCTTATTAGATTCTACACATCCAGGAAGATTGACAATAGGAACACCAAGATTGACCGTTACAGGAGCAGCAGTTGGTATTGATCGTGAGGGTGCTATCACATACTTAGGAATATCCAAAGATCTAATTGGACTTATGGATATTGGTCGTATTTCAATATTAGGAATATTCTCCATTAATCATTCTTAAAAATTCCAGCAATACCGGTGAACAGATGATAAAAAATCACGTAAAGAAAAAATTTATTTTCGTTATCAGATTTTTTCTTTGCGGTTGATCTCCTTCTCTTTGCATTAGAAACAGACATACGAATTCACATTTACTATTATATATTTAACAAATCTCATTAAGTTTTCAGAAAGGTAGTGCTCCACCCGTCATCGAAGGAACTGATTGTGTAGATTCTGGAAGGACATTACCAGTCATACTAGGCATTTCAGGTAATGCAGAATTAATCATACCAGGAAGTGCTTCAGTAATTGCTTTAGTAATTTGTTCTGTTGCTTGTTCCTTTACTTGCTCAATCATTGCATCCTTATTAACATAAAGGTATGCTCCGGCACCAACAATAGAAAGTGATACTATTCCTGAGAGTAATGCGATTCCGTTAATTAATTTTTGCATTTTAGAATTTTCTCTTAATTGCAGTTTTGTTTCCAACCATCGACATTCCGATGGTAATAAGTGAAATAAACATTATAACAAATAAAGTACTCATCATTCAACTAAAGTACCATGTACTCTACGAATCACACGAAGTGCTTCTAAATTCATATCCTTGGTTCCACCATCGTAGGCATGAGCATATCCTTCGGTAATCATTTGTTCGTTGAGGGACACCAAGTCGTCCCCAATATATAACCAACCGAGAAGGCGACCATATTTACCGACCCCACCAACAAGTTCAGTCCTAACAGACAACTCATCATCACCAGCGATAGTACTCTCCAATTTTTCTTTAAGCCAGTTGGTTGCGTCGATTCCAAGTGCTTTCTCCTCTAAGTTTTTCGTCCTCTTTTCCGGTGTATCAACTCCAGCAACTCTAACTCTTTCTTTCTTGTATAAATCAAACCCGAGGTCGATAGTAACATCAATAGTATCACCATCAAGAACACGATTGATCTCCGTCACTCGGAAGTTGTAGCAGCTCTTCCTGCTCGGTGGTGTCATCTGCCCCATCATTCATCTCCGCAAAAGCCATCTGAAGTATATTTATTACCATAACTAGTGCAAGTGCTAATGCAAGAATGACACATATAATAACTGACCATACGGGATCAGCAACATTATCAAGTGGACGCAATAATAAATTCATTTACTATAAAGAATAAGGAGGTTGAGGAGGATCCGTTGGTACGGGTTTAATTATTGGTTGACTATTTTCAAACTTAATTGGACCTTGCTCTACTCTTATAGTTTGTGAAGGTGCAGTTTGTGCAGCAGAATCAATCAATTTCTGTAAGTCTTCCTTACTAATTCCACCACCATTACCACCATTTTCTCCTGCTTTCTTTGCTGCCTGAACACCAAAGGTTGCTAAAACTCCAGTAAACACACTTGCAATAAAAGTTTGATCAAGTTTCTGTTCAGGAATACCTAAAGCAACAGGTAACTTAATATATGCAAGTGTGAGTATTCCACCACTCCATACCAAAATAGCAAGTCGAACAAAAGTTGATAAAATTTCTAATTGTTCTTCTTTATCATCAACAGAACTTTTAATCTTACCAAAAATACTTTTATTTTTTATCTCTCGATTCTTAACTTCTTCTTCCATTAAAAACCAGCAAGGTTCTTATATTTATGGTTTAAGAAGGTCAACTGTGATATGTGTTTTCTCTATTTGATTAAATTTTTGACACAAACTATCACTGGATTCATGTTCCCATTTGTGATATGTTTTTTGTAATTGTTCTTTATAATCAAGACTATCGCACAGTTTCATTTCTTCGGCAACGATAGTTTTGATTAGTATATCTCTAGTTAAAGATGTCATACTTAAATTTTGTTATCCAACAAAGAGTTCACCATTATAACACAAGAGGTTTCACAAAACTCTTCTTGGTAGGTTATCTGTTTAGGATGATATTATTTAGTAATGTAACCTTCTTTAACCAAATACTCACGGGTTAAAGGAGTAGGTTCATATACTTCCCACATATTACCATCGGCACATGCTTGGAGTGCCTCCATAGTCATTTTTTCAGTACGACCTGCCCAACTTGCTTCTGCTTCCCATGCCACAACATTCTTGGGATATGTGCGTTCTGCCATAACACGCCAGATGATAGGAACTTCATCCTCTGGTTTGATGATAGCAATCAAACTATTATCGATAGTTCCTGCCATACAATCCTGTGCAGCGTGCCATCCTTCATGACGCATTACTTGCATAAGATATGCAGTGCTACCCATATACTCCTTATTCAAGAAAAAGTTATTACCAACAGTATGATAAACACCACGTTGTCCGATAGTAAAATACTTTGAGTCTGCTAGAAACACCCCAACTCCAACTTGCTCCAAGGCAAGGAGCA